GTTGAACGGCTGCCCGCTCGCGAACGACGTGTTGTCGACGGTCATATCGCCGCCGCCACCCGTCGCCGTGACGGTGCCCTGCATGATGCAGGTCGTGCCGTCGGTCTTGTACAGCCGGTAATGCGCCGCGGTACCGGACCCATCGGCGCTTGCATCCTGCCACGTTCCCGACATTGCCTTCGTGCCGCCGCTCGCCGCTGCCATCCAATCCGACGGCAGGTTCACCGTGGCGAGTACGCTTCCAGAATCGGCCGCTGCGCAGTTGGCAGGCTGCGCACCAGTGCGGATTTTGATGATCGCCGAGGTTCCGGCATCGGTTTCGATCGCGTCGAGCATCGCATTGCGCGTGCTCGTCGCCAGTTGGATCGTCATGTGCCTGTCCTTTCGGGGCCAGAAACGACGAAGGCCGAAGGACGAATCCCCCGGCCTTCATTTGCCGGCTGTGGTTGACTGCGGATCAGGTCGTTCCGAACTTCACGACCTTAATCGCTTCCGAGTCGAGCAACATACCGCCCACGCGCTTCGTGCTATAGAACAGCACGTTTGGCTTGCTCGTGTACGGATCGCGCAGCGTGCGAATGCCGATGCGATCCACGATGCAATACCCGCTCGCGAAGTTGCCGAACGCAATCGACAGCGAGTTCGCCCCCTTGGCGGGCATGTCCTCAGCCTCAACGATCGGATAGCCAAGCAGCGTAGACGGCTGGCCAGCGGCAAGGCCAGGTTGCCACATGTACGCATTCGTCGTGGCTTCCTTGAATGCCCGAACTTCGCCGAGAATCGCCTTGCTCGTCACCCAACGCGCGCCGTTGCGGTGCCCCGCCTTCAGCTTGTAGACGATGCTCACCAGCGTGTCGCCCTTGTTGCTTGCGGCGAAGTCTGCCGATACGCCAGTGGCAACGTGCTCAATGGTGCCGAACGCCCGCGCGCTGTCGGCCGTGGCCGCCGTCGCGTAGGCCAAAAACCCCTTCGGCTTGTTCGTGCCGTCACCGCTCACGAACGCAGCACCCTCCGCGCGGCCGAACTCAAGCGCCATCTCTTCAGCAAGCCACCCATCCACGTTGAAGAAGATGTCGTCCAACGCCTTCTGCGACGCAGTGAGGTTGCAGTACACCTCACCCATCACCGCCGGCACTTCCGCGAGCTGCGGCGTGTTGGTCGCCGTGCGCGCCGCCGTTTCACCAACCCACCCGGAAGCCGTCCCGTGGATGTTGAACAGACGCTTGTAATCGTCCGTCGATACCGTGACCTGCTTCGCGATGGCCCGAATCGGCGATACGTCGACGAGCTTCGACTGAATCTCGCGCTCGATCTGCTCCGGCACAGCGTAGCCACCATCCGCCGGCGTGCCGACCGTCATGGCCTTGCGCTGCATTTCCTCGAGGCCGCGCTCGTCACCCTTGCGCACGAATCCGAGGAATGCGGCCTTGTGCTCCTTCGCCGCCTCGCTCGTGCCTTCGCCGCTGGCGCCCGGGCGGCCAAGCTTCGCGATATCCGCGCCCAACTTGTCCAAGTCCACATTGATCTTGTCGAGTGCCGCCTTGTGATCGGTACCGGACGCACCGGCTTCGATCTTCGCAAGCCGCTCGTCGTTCGTGCGCTTGAACTCTTCCCACGCACGGCCTTGCGCCTCGATGAGGCTTTTGACTTCCGAGAAATCACCCATGACTCTGCTCCTTGAAAATGATGATCAGACAAACAACCGTGCGCCCTTGATGACAGACGCCAATTCCATCAGCTCACTTGACGCAGAGTCACTCCGGTCATCATGGACAGAATCACTCCGTCCGAGTAGCTTCACTTGCGACACGAAGGCAGTCGCCTCCGACTTCGACATACCCATATCCCGCAGAATCCGCTCGGCATCCGCCAACCCCGCGATGTCTTCGATGCTCTTCACCGACGACACGCGCGCCTTGCCGTTAGCAGGGAACGTTACCGGCGAGATTTCCTTCAAGGAAACCTCTTCCAACGTGCGCCTCGGCTCCTCCGGCGCGCTGCGCATCTTCCACTTGATCGGGATATACCCAATCGACAATCCATTGATTGCCGGTCGTGGCGACATCTTCATCAGTGCGTGCATTTCCTTCCCCCGCACCGTCGGCGCCAACTTGCCGGATACGCGCAACCCGACGTTGTCCTCTTCGAGATCGGTCCATACGCCGATCGGCGTTAGGTCAGACGCGGACATGCCGAATCCGCCGTGCTGCTCAAGCATAGCCGGCCACACACCAGAGGTCCGCGCGTCGTGGATCGACTTCGCAAACGCGCCCCTCTGGATCACATCGCCGTAGCTGTCGACGTTTCCGAACACCGCGCCATAGCCCGTGAATGTCATCTCGTCAGCATCCGCGGGAGCGAACTTCACCTCGCTGAAAGCTACCGCCATTCGCTCAATCATGGTTCCATCTCCGTCGGCTGCGCGCCGCTGGTTGCGTTCATCGGCACCAACGGCTCGTCCAACCCTTCTATAGGGTTCTCGTCAAGTCGTTCGCGCGCCTCGTTCCGTGTCAATATCCCGTTGCTTACCAATCGCGTCAGATACTCCGACGTATCCTTCATCGCACCGCGCAATAGCGCCTCTTCGCCAAATTTCGCGTACATGCCAGCGCGCGATTCTTCTGGCGTCAGCAAGTGACAGTCGATCGACTGCTCGATCCGCTCGTACCAAGGCGCCAGCGTATGCACGACGTGCGACAAGAACATCTGCTCCGCGCTTGCATACGTCGACGCCTTGTCGGAATAGCCGATCATGATTGGCATCACGCGAAACGCGCGGCAAATCTCTTCGATCTGAAACCGTCGCGTTTCCAAGTGCTGCGCATCAACGCCCGTCATGGAACTAGGCGTCCACTTCGCGCCGCGATCGATGATGAGCGGAGCTTGCTGATACTGGCCGCCCTTCTGATACTTCGCGATCCAGTCGTAGAGCTGCTGGAATTGCTGCGGGTTCAGCGTTCCCTCTACGGTGTAAACGCCAGTCGATTGCACGCCGTTCTTGTGCATCAGCGCGTGCGATTCCTCGGTCGACAGCGCAAGGCCAATCGCCTCACGCGCCAATGACACAGGCTCAAGGCCAAGGTATCCGTTCCAACTCGGCCCGCGAACGTGCCACATCGCCTCGGCCGGTACGTCCCGCGACGCGCCATCGGTCATCGTGACGCGGTACGTCAGCGCGTAATCGCTGGTTCGCTTTACCGTTACCGACCCTGGATCAAGCGGAATCAACGCCCGCACGCGCCCCGCTGCTACGCTCTTGAAAGCGTAAAAGTTCCCGGCCAGCACCAAATGCAGGCCCATCATGTCGCGGAACTCGAACGAGGTCATCCATTCGTTAGGCCGTCGGAACAACAACGGATACAACGGATGATCCATAGCCGGGAGTCGCGTCTTGCCGTCCGCGCGCATAACCTGCAGCGGCACTTGCGCAATGCCCTCGGCAATCACGCGCGCGCAGGCCAGCACTGTCGTCACCTGCAACGCAGTCGACAGATTCACCGTCACACCGGAATTCACCGCGCGCCCGTTGAACCAATCGCGCGCGAGGTCTACTACGTTGTACTTTCTCTCGGTCGCTGGTGCCAGTAGATTGCGCAGGCCAGCGAGGAGATTCATGCCGCCGTTTCCCAGAACGATGACGCCTCGGCCGGCGTGCCCACCAACCCGCGAAGGCTCATGCACAGCGCCGTGAAGTCGTCGATTTTCTCCGCGCTCCGCTTCTTGTCCGGTGCCGCGTTCATGTTCGCGTCGTACCGCGGCACCACGTTCGCCGCGCACCATTGCAGCACCGGATCGCCGCCGTGCGCCAGCTTCCCGCCGATGTACGCGCGCTCCAGCTCCTGCATCATCGGGTGGTAGCTCTTCGGCCCCTGGATGAACTCAACCATCGGCAGCTCGAGCTCGATCAGCCGATTGCACAAGTCCTGCGCATTCCAGCGGTCGAAGGCGATTTCGACCGGCTTGAACCGCTCGCACAGCGCGGCGATCTCCTCCTCGATCACCGCGTAGTCGGTGACGTCGCCCTCCGTCTGCGACAGCAAGCCCGACTCGACCCACGCCGCATACGGCACCGTCCCGCGCTCCGTCCGCTGCACCACGGCATCCGCCGGCACCCACCGCTTGCCGTAGGTGTAGTACATCCCATTCACGAGCCACGTCAGGCGAAACACGGCAAGGTCCGACGTCGACGCGAGGTCAAGCCCCGCACTACACGGCTTGCCGGCGAGCGCATCGAGGTCCACCTTGCCGGCGCACTTCTGCCACGCCGACAGCCGGAGCCAGGCATTCGCGCTCGCGCTTTGCCGATTCAGCCGCTTGATCCGGAACTCGGCCGCTTTTCCCGGCATCCGCCTCGCCTCGACTGCCTCCTTCGCAATCTCGCGCGCAAGGATCGGGTTCACATCCATCAGCGGATTTGCCTTGATCCACTTCTTGGCGTCGTAATCGCGGTCCTTGTCGTCGATGGCGTAGATCACCGCGAAGTAATGATCGGCGGCAAAGGCACCCTCCAGCACCTGCTGCGCGAAGCGGCGAATCTCCGGCCACGGCCCCGGCGTCTCGTACCCCTCGGTCGTGGTGAAAAGCCACAGCGGATTGACCCGCGCGCCGGCCGCCGACTGCAACACCGCGAGCAAATCGTGCGTCTTATGCGCGTGGATCTCGTCGATGCCGCAGTGCGACGGGTTCAACCCGTCCTGCGTCGAGGCCTTGGCGTTGATCGGCTTGAAGCTCGCCGCCACGTCGTAGCGCGCGATCGCGTTGGCGAATGGTTCAAGCATGAAGCTCTCGCGCAGGTCAGGCGTCGCCTCGACCATCCGCTTCGCGACGTTGAATACGATCCGCGCCTGCTGGCCCGTCGTCGCCGCCGTGATCACCTGGGCGCCGGGCTCGTTCTCGCAGCACATGCAGTAGAGCAGGATCGCTGCGGACATCAGAGACTTGGCGTTCTTCCTGGCCACAGCGAACAGCGCCGACGTGAAGCGGCGCGCACCGGTCGCCGCATCCCGGAAGCCGAACACGTTGACCACGAAAAACACATGCGAGGGATGCATCACGATGGTCGGCGTGTCCCACTTGCCCTCGACGTGCGGCAACTGCTCGATGAAGCCGCAGGCATCCGCCGCGTGCCACGGATCGAATACGAACGCATTGCCACGCTGCCGCGCGCGCCGCCGGTCCTCGAGGTACCGCCGTGCCGCCAGCCGAACCCACTTGCCGAAGCGCATGCCTCGCCGATCCGCCACCGCTTCACGAGCGTAGGCGTCGGCGATGGCCACATAGTCACGCGGGCCGCTTCCCGAACTTGGCGAAACGATTTCCCTTGGCGTCGGATTCGGCTGCAGGCCTGACCTTCCCCTGTGCGATCGGGGTGAGTCCGAAGTCGTTAGCGAGGGCACGGTACTGCCCAATCATGTTCGCCGTCGGCGACTCGCCGGCCGCGAAAAGTTGCTGGATCTTCCCGTACAGCGCGCACAGCACGGCCAGCGATCCGGTGCCGGCCTCGGTCAGCAATCGGTGCGCGGTCAGGATCGGCGCAAGCCGGTTCCACTCGTTCACCGCATGCGCGTTCGGCAACCAGTCCGGCGCCGGCGGAACGTCCTCGATGGCAGGAAGCCGCGGGCCGTCGGGCTCTGGCCGGTCCGCGCGCACCGTGCCCGAGATTACCTTCATCGAGGCTACCTTCGGCGGGTTCGCCATCGGTCAGATTTTCCAAAGCGACCAACTGACTGCGCGAAAAAATGGGTAGGGCAGCCGGTCTAGGGCAAAAGGCCCCAGAGATTTCGATATCCCCCGGTTGCGCTCGCGCGTGTTGGTGCGTTGGGATGGCTGACGCATCGGATCATTCGCCGCGTGCAGTCTTGCGGTCGTGGCATCGGGCGCACAACGGTTGCCAATTGTTCCGATCCCAGAACAGGGCGCGATCGCCCCTGTGGGGTGCCCGGTGGTCAACGACAGTTGCGGGTGTGAGCCTGCCGCCCCCCTCGCATTCCACGCACAGCGGATGCGCTGCCAAGTAGCCCGCGCGAGCTTTGCGCCATGCATGACCGTACCCCCGCTGTGCAGCCGACCCCCGTATGACGCCCTCGAACCGCGGGCGGGCGTGCGCGGGGCAGTACCCCCCTTTAACGAGGGCGCGGCATCCAGAGTGAGAGCAGTAGCGAGGTGCACGAGTGGGCAAAGAAAAAGCCGCGTGTAGCGGCTCGGCAAGTGGAGCGAGACGGTTTGCGCGCTGCATGAGCGCACGTCGTCCCGACGATAGCTGGTTTGTACCATGCTTTGCACAATGCACCTTCCGAGTTTTATACGGTGGATGGCGCCCGTTGCCCCCGCCTCTGCCAATACAACGCATCCACCCCCCCCTTTGCTGCGTCGACGCGGTTGCGCAGGGTATTGCGGTGGATGCCGAGTGCGTCCGCCCGTTCCTCGAAGGTGCCTACGCTCCACACGTACACGGCCTCGAGGGCCTGCTGTTGCTCGGACGGGAGCAGGCGCACCAGCCTGTCGGTATCGAACGCCTCGCCTACCAGCGGGGGCGGGGGCCGGGTGTCGTCGCCGCCGTAGTAGCCGTCTGATGCGGATAACCCTGTGGATTTGCCGCCGCGCTTCCACAGGGCCCAGTTGTAGAGGCGGTCGTCCCACCATGCAGAACGGGCAGCGGAGAGGCTATTCGTCGCGGGTGGCATCTACCCCCCTCCCTTTCCTGCCGCGCTCGTCCTGTGGGCATGTAGCGCCCTTGGTGAGCACGTAGCGCACGGTCACATATCCGCCGCGAGCGAGAGCGCGTAGAGCATCCTCGACCGATCGCGGGTGCAGGTACGGCAGCGTGTCGCGGACGTCGGCGAGCGTCATGGGTTCGCCGAGGTCGGCGAGCGCGCGAAATACGGTTTGCATGTTGTTACCGATGGTCATACTCCACCATAAATGCGCGCCGTCGTCTTGCGCATCTTGCCCAGCGCTTTCGCCTCGATCTGGCGGATG